AACTTGGATAGTAAGTGAGTCAGACCCTGTACCAATACCACCAGCACCACCAGAAACACCACCGCAAACACCACCGCCTGTACCACCGGTTGTACCACTTACACCACCGCCTGAACCACCGCCTGTACCACCAGTAGTGGAGACCATTCCACAATCGCCGCCAGTTCCAGTACCACCAAATGTTATCGGTGGACTTTGGGACTTTGATTTACCTATAGACTTTGACTGGAACTTTGACTTTGTCTTAGACTTTGGGGGGATTGGTTTCGGTATGGACCCATTAGCACAAACATTTAGAGTTAATGGACTTCCTGGAGGAGTATGTGTAACTGGTGTGGATTTATACTTTAAGAGTAAATCTTCAACAACTACAAACGGTATAGAATTACAAATTAGAGAAGTTATTAACGGAATGCCTGGACCTAGAATTATTCCTAACGGAACATCTAGATTAGCTCCAGCATCAATTCTAACATCTACAACAACATCAGGAACAACAACCTTTTTACCTAGTCAATTCAATTTTGCAGATTTAGTTTACTTACAAAACGATACAGAGTATTGTATAGTTCCTATTCCAGAAAATGATGATGAAGGATATGAAATGTGGATATCGGAGTTGGGTGAAAACCAAATAGGTACAACAGAAAGAATTACCAAACAGCCAGCAGCTGGCATGATGTTCTCATCAGCTAATAATAGATCATGGAGTCCAATGCAATCTAAGGATATGATGTATAATATTAGAAGAGCAAACTTTAAAACAGGTACAACTGTAACAGGTAAAATTGCTAATGCACCATTAGATTGGATTAATTTTAGTTCTACAAGTACAGGTTCTGCAATAGCATGGACAGCTGGTAGTTTCCTAAATGGATTTACACCTACAATTACAAACGCAGGAACAGGATATACAAGTCTTACACCTACAGTAGCAGTAGACAACACAGGAACAAACGGAACAGGACTAACAGTTACAGCAACAGTAACAGGAGATGTTGTTTCAGGTATTACTATTACTAATCCAGGATCAGGTTATACTAGTGCTCCTACAATTACAATTTCTACAGGAACAGGAACAATAGCAACAGCTACTTTAACCTTACAATCAGGTAGAGTAGATGGTTGGAATAATTTAGACGAACAGTTGACATTAATGTCACCTGGAACATTACCATTTACTGTAGGACAACTTATAGGTAATCCACAAGGGTTTGGAACAATTGGTTCGTTTACAAACAAAAAAGTAAATGAACTTGCTCTTAACGCAGGTATATTACAAACATCAATTAACACTACATCACAAGCTCAAATAGCAATTACAGAAACAGGAGCTTCAGACGCAGTATCAAAAGCAGGTGTAACAGAAGAATATACTACATTAGATTGGAATACAACGACAGAGCTTAAATCAGAAAGAACAATTTACAGTAGATCAAATGAAATAGCAACATATAATTCAGATGAAACAGCTTTACTATCCTTAGAAATGTTTGCTAACTTTGACCATGTAAGTCCATTATTAGATTTATCTCAATTAGATTTATTGTGTATATGCAACCATGTAAATAACGATGCAAGCAATGAAGAATCTAGATTAGGTGGTAACGCATTTAGTAAATATATTACTAGAAGAGTTATATTAGAAGACGGGCAAGACGCAGAAGACATACAAGTTTATTTAGATGCTTCCATACCTACAGAAGGTAGTTTAAAAGTATACGGGAAGTTACAGAATTCAGCAGATGAAGGAGACTTTATCGACGATTTATCTTGGACAGAGTTATCATCAGTAACAAATCCAAAAGAACAAACAGAAGATTATGCAGAGTATAGTTATACATTACCAGCCAAAGGCTCTAACACAGCAGGTTTAAATGGCACAGGTGAATTTGAATACGATGTAAAATCATTATTAAGCGCAGCAGTTACAGCTGGTGGTTCAGGTTACTCCTCGGTACCTACAGTAGCTATAACAGGCGGTGGAGGTTATGGTGCAACAGCAACGGCTACTATTAGTGGCGGAGCAGTTACAGCTATAACAGTTACAAATCCAGGTAGAGAATATACTTCTACACCTACAATCACTATATCAGGTGGTGGCGGTTCTAGTGCTACAGCAACAGCAACCGTAGGAACTGTAACACATACGGGTTATAAGACCTTTGCAATTAAGGTTGTACCTTTAAGTTCAACGACATCCAGAGTTCCTAAGTTTAAAGACTTAAGAGCCATAGCGTTGCAGGTATAACATGAAAGAACTAGCAGAAGGTATTATAAATATTGAGGGAGAAAGAGATCTAATTAGGGATCGTAATTCTAAAGCATTACTAAATAATAACCACGAAGGGCTGAAGGCATATAAAATCAAAAGAATTCAGCAAAATAAATTTTTAGAGTATGAAAATGATATAAATACTTTAAAGACAGAACTAGTGGAAATAAGACATACTTTAGAACTATTAGTTAACAAAATTACATAGGAAGATAAATGGCAACTTTAACATTAAGAGCATCAAAAGGTAGTCCTCTTACGAATAATGAGGTTGACGCTAACTTTACAAATCTTAATACTGACAAATACGAATCAGGAAGTAATGCTTCTTTTGGAACTATTTCAGGTACAACTGTAACAGTTACAAGCGTAGCTACAACGGGCTCGTTAAATGTAGGTGGCTCAAGAACAAGTTCTACTTCTGCAACAATAACAGCAGCAGGAGCAGATCAGTCAGCAGCTACGGCTATGACAACAACTTACAATGTTGTAACAACAGCAGCAGCTAATCAAGGAGTTAAACTTCCAGACTGTGCAGCAGGATTAGAAATTCTAGTTCTAAATGATACAGCAAACAATATTAAGATATATCCTACTACTGGAGAAGCAATTGATGGGGGCTCAGCTAACGCACCTGTAGACCTATCACCAGCTACTTCTGTAAAATTAGTAGGTGTAAGCGCAACGAAGTGGAACAGGCTAAGTCCTGTTATAATTTATAATTCATCAGGGACAAGAGTAAATTAAACTAGGAAAATAACAAATGATACCTCTAAGAATTAAATCATCAGCTTATCCAGCAAGTTCAAGCAACATTCAAGGGTTGCAGGAAATGACGGATGCAGAAATAGAACAATATATTAGTGCAACCGTAACTAAAGCATTTTCAGATGCAAGTGATGGTACAGAGACTGGAGATATTAATATCAACGGTTCAGGAACAGCAATTGGTTCTGTAACAGACACCAAAAGAGATGACGCAGTAGGAACTCACCCAACAGACGGTGCAAGTTCTACGGTTACAACTTATGCAGCTAAACAAGTTAGGACCTCAGTTTCTGAGAGTTATACTTCGCCACTTGCTTATTTAGACTCTGGTGATGTAGGAATGCACGAATACACAGATGCAGAATTGGATACAAATATCATTGACAAGATAGCAGATGATATGGTAGCTCAAGGTTCTTATACAACAGGTCAATATTCATTAAGCGCTTCAGCACCATCAGGTGGTACATGGACATCTAGATATGTACTAGCAGATACACAGGTAGATGGAACTACAGCAAACAAAACAGTTTGGCAAAAAACAACTGCTACAACAGCAGCAGACACAAACTTTAGACCACTTAAAGTACAAGGTGGTGGAGCTGGTGTTCAGCAAATGTCAGACGCAGAAGTAGGACAATTACTTCCCAACTTAAGAAATTATATTGTATCCTCAGGTAAAGGATATTACGCATTACAAGCAGCAGCACCTGGAACAGGAACATGGGTTCAACAGGGAGACGCATTTACAGATACAAAGAAAGATGTAGCCTCAGAAAACTATTCAGGAGCTTATACAGGTAATTATTCAGGCAACTATTCAGGTAATTATACTGGTGCTAAAAATTACTCAGGTACATACTCAGGTTCTTATACAGGAAACTATGTAGGGTCTTATACAGGAACCTCAGCATACGCTGGAGCATACTCCGGATCTTACTCTGGTTCTTATGCTCAATTCTACTCAGGTTACGCAGGTACTTACTACACAGGATCTTACACAGGTTCTTACACAGGGTATTACACAGGCGCTAAGAGTTACTCAGGTACATACGCTGGAGCATACTCAGGGTCTTACACAGGAACTTATGTAGGTACATCAGCATACGCAGGAACATATAGTGGAACATACACAGGCTACTATACAGGAACATACGCAGGTGATACAATTAAATCTTCAAGCTCAACAGTAGATACGGTAAGATTGTGGCTTAGAACTGCTTAGTTAGCAGTATAAATAAACTTATATTATGGAGATATTATGGCAAAGAAGAAGCGCGTACCTTTAAACATAAAGGTTGATCCTAAAAATATTACGCTACGAGAAGACGGGCCTACACAACCTAACTTTATCTTTAAAGATCCTTACTGGTCCAACAAAGAAAACAAACACCTAATAGCAACGATTGAATATCCAGATGGTAGACAAACTACTGCATCTATTCAAGACGTCGACGGCACAAATCCAGATTACAAACAAATTATAAAAGAATTTGGTGTAAAAGGTTTAGACAAAAACACAGAACAAAGACTTAAAGATAGAGACGACGCAATTAAAAAGCGTCTACAAAGAGCTGAGACTGAAGAGGTAAGAGCAAAACAAGAGATGTTGTTTGGTGCTAAACTTCAAGCATTTGAAATTGAACTTATAAAGAACTCTAAAAACAATACACTTAAAAAACTAATACGAAAAGCAAAATCTCCTTTAGAAGTCCAAGCACTATCAAGCATATTAATCAGCAGAGAATTAGTATTGACAGGACAACTAGATGAAGAAGCATCAGAATAAACCTTTAATTAAGGAAGAGTATCCAGGTGTTTTTGTAGATGTATGGTATCAAGAATTAGAACACTTAGCTGGACAACATGTCTGGATAGAAGATACAGTATATAAAGTAATCGAAGATCAAGAAGCTAACACAGAATTTAGCTTAGACAATGCAGAACTTATTTGTAATAATGTAAAGTTATATAAAGATGAGAATAAAGCATTAGAAACTATTGGTGAGCCTGGTATAGGCGATACTTATATTTCAGACAATAAATTATATAGCATAACCACAGATGATAGTGAAGACTTTCCAGATGATGGTTTCTTAATTGTTGCCTCAGTACACGAAAGATTTTATAGAGCTGCTATAGACTGTGCAGAGTCTGTCAAACTATTTCACCCAGATGCTCATATTACAGTCTTTGTAGATAATGAAGATTGGATCAAGCCTTCTGATTATGAGAAAGCAGATTGGATTGTAACATGGGGAGTACCTAATCACATACGAGCTAAACTATGGGCTCTAGGTAGAACTCCATACAAAGGTAAAACTTGTTATCTAGATGCAGACATGTTATGCCAACACGAAGACATTGCAAATGTTTTTGATGAGTTACCTGAAAATTTAGATTTATTATTTACAAAAATTAGACCATACAACGCAAAGATTACAAAACTTTCTAACACAGAAGAAATGACTATGCACTGTGGTATGTTCGTATACAGAAATAATCCACAGACAATAAAACTAATGAACTCATGGTATGGTGAGTATGTAAAACAACAAGACCCTGATCACGATATAGGAACCTATCCTAATGAATGTAGAAAGTGGGATACTTTTACCATGTGGAAGCTTCTTACATATTCAGATCATGGTGTTTTTTGGGACGAAAGTTTACACATAAGATGGAACTTTATTAACGGACATTTAGATAGTGAACTAGAAGGAGAGGATATTGTTATGTGGCATTACTCTATACCTTCGCATGAGATACATTTAAAGAAATGATTTGGACTAATATATCAGACGAACTATTAGAAATGTTAACACCCTATTCTGACTGGTTCTTTAAACAGGATTTAGAATGGCTTAATAAACTATCTAAAGACAATCCTAAGAATACAGATTCATTAGACAATGCTTTGTCCAGTCAATACTTACAAGCTGTATTAGATATGGACGGACGACATGAAGGGTATCCAGAGATATCTAAAAGTTATGATTTCAATCAAGGCGGGTTGCCTGGTGAATTTCAAGACAAATATAATGAACTTACAAACAAACTAGTAACTTTCCTTGGTGCAAGAAATCAAGCTGTCCATGTATACTATCCCAAACAAGGTTTTATGAGTTGGCACAATAATTGGAATGCACATGGATACAACATTCTACTATCTTACACAGAAGGTGGTGGTGGGTTCTTCAAATATAGAGATCCCGTAACACATGAAATCGTAGAAATGTTAGATAAACCTGGCTGGACCTGTAAAGTAGGATATTACGGCAGGGGTAGAGAACCAGATAAAGTCTACTATCATTGTGCTGGAACATACGAACCAAGGCTTACAATGGGCTTTGTAGTACCCAATTTGGACATGTGGCGCTGTATGATTGAAGATATCTCAGGCGAATCTGCAGATCATCTCTCCTAAGTTACTGATTCCTCAGTAAAAATAAATCAAATCTTTTCCCTAAAGTGCTTGACTTTTGGTCCTTTAGAGTGCATAATATATGTATAAAATGAAAAAACAAACAAAAAAAGGTGAGAATATGAGAGTAAGTAATTGGGCAAATGTAGGACAAACTATAACATGGACATCAGCAGCTGGTGTTTTAACAGGTGAAGTTCTAAGGATTGATGCAGGAAAGCCAACAGCTCACCCTACTATCAAAGCAGATTACTACTTAATTGGTTATGCTAAATGGCCTTCAGGTAACTGGAAAACTTCTTACCTAAACAGTAACATGATGAAGCAATTAAAGGTAGAAGTTACTTCAAATCAATTGGAATTATTTTAAAAAAATGCTTGATTTATGGTTCGTAAGAGTGCATAATGTAAGCATAAACAATAAAAAGTGAGGACTTTAAATGATATTAGATAGACAAATAGAAATAGCAGGCGAGACACAAACAAAAGAAAGATTTGGTATGGCCAGCATCCACGATGAGAACAAGACTTTTACAGGCGATGTTCTTTTTACAGATCAACTTAGAGCAGATCCAAATGGTAATATTTGGGGTACGAGTATTGAACAGAAGTTTCAAGACACAGCTCAAGTAGATGGACTTACAGTTTGGAAATCAAACGGTGAAGTTCCATTCTCAGATATGCTTTTAGACTTTGTACAAATTGGTGCTATTACTTTGGAACAAGCTGAATTCTCAGCAATACAAAAAAACAAAGACGCAAGTGCAAGTCTTGATACTCTTTACAGAGCAGAAGACGGCAACATCTACTTAGGTGAAGATAGCCTGAAGTACAGAGATGAGAGACTAGCTAAAATTAAGGCAGCAGCATAATGTTAGAACTAATAGGATTAATGGCAATAATATATCTAGCATTTAAATTGTTGCCAGGTTTCTTAATGTTTCTTGTTAAATTATTTGTGGCATTTGTTATGATACTTTTATTTTTAGCAGTAATTGCCAATGTATGGCCAATATATGGAGTTTATATAATATGATATTTCCTTTACCAACACTCTACAAAAGAGATACGAATGGAAACATTCGTGAATTAACAGTCGAATATTCTAATGGTGTGATGAATGCTACTAGAACTATTGCTGGCATAAAAGACGGCAACCTAGTTACTAGTGGTTGGAAAGATGCTTACGGAAAGAACGAAGGCAAAGCAAATGCTACTACAGATGCTGAACAAGCACAAAAAGAAGCACAAGCAATGTGGGATAAGAAAGCAGAAAAAGAATACTTCGAAGATATCTCACTAGTTGATACTTACGATAAGTTCAAACCACAACTAGCACATGACTACACTAAAAGGCCTCAGTCTAATGGTTTCAGTCAACCTAAGTTAGATGGCATTAGATGTATTGCAAGAAAAGACGGCCTTTATACAAGAGCTGGAAAAGAGATTACAACTTGTAGTCATATACACAATGATCTAAAAGCTTTCTTTGAAGAGTGGCCTAATGTTATATTAGATGGTGAACTTTATAATCACGCACTAAAAGCAGACTTCAACAAAATTACAAGTCTAGTTCGTAAAGTAAAACCTACACAAGAAGAACAGGAAGAATGTTTTAAACTTGTTGAGTATCATGTATATGATATGGCAGATTTAGACAACGAATCATTTTCAGATAGAGATGCCTTTCTTAATGAAGACTTTATGGCTTGGCGTAGCAGTGATTGTATTAAATTAGTTACGACAACATGGTGTGATACCCAAGACGAACTAGATACTTTATATTCACAATATACAGAAGATGGTTATGAAGGACAAATGGTTCGTAACGATACACCTTACGAAAACAAAAGAAGTAAGAACTTGCTTAAAAGAAAAGAGTTTATTACAGAAGAGTTTAATGTTGTAGAAGTATTAGAAGGCTCTGGTAATTGGCAGGGTTATGCTAAACACTTTGTTCTTACAGACGGAACAGAAACATTTAAGAGTGGAGTAAGAGGCAATCAAGCAACACTCAAAGCTCTATTAGAACAAGAAGACAAACCTACTTGGGTTACATGTAGGTACTTTGAGCGTTCAATAGATAATATACCAAGATTCCCCGTAGTTATAGATTGGGGAATAGGAGAAAGAAATGACTGAAGGATATAAAGGAATGACAATGAAGAGCCAAGTTTTTAATGGCGGACTTCAAAGAATTTATAACTTTGCTAATGGTTATGGAGCTAGTGTAGTTAATCACAAAGGTTCATATGGCGGTAAAGATCAATGGGAGTTAGCAGTTTTAAAAGATCAGAATATTTGTTATGATACACCTGTAACAAATGATGTTTTAGGACATTTAGATAGTGATGATGTACTTCCTATCTTAGAACAGATACAAGCTCTTTAATCAAACGGATCGTATTTAGAAAACCTTAGTCTTACTAGGGTTTTTCTTACGATTGCAATACCAGTTAATCCTATAAAATTAATAAACGCTGCCATTTCAGCTGAGGTGCCTGCGTAGTCTATACAAGCTTTGATAATGAATACACTCAACGGGAACATAATTATTGCTCCAATTAATGTATCGAATGATGCTTCCTTTAATGCTCTGTTAAGTTTTTTATTTTGTGCCAATTGCCATGAACCTATCGAAATATACTTTGCCGTTCCAATCATAATAGAACTGCTTAGTCTTGCCTGTATAATGAGTATCTGTTAAGCCTATATTCTCAACCAATGCTTTCTCACTATCTACACAATTAATACCATACATCTCTTCTATAACATTAGATGATTGGCAAGCAAATACTGCGTGTTTGTTGGCGGTTTTTAAATCTTTCAATGGATACATTTGCTCAGCTCCCATTGTAATAACTATATCTACTTTTAATTGATTTAACTCATCAAAAGCGAAGGGAACATCTAAGTTCCAATGATTTATTTTTATGTATTCTTCGGTGATATAATGCTTATTAAACACCTTAGAGAGCTCTAAAGCTTCTTTATCGATGTCAACTAGGTGCATTTCTCCTACGGACAAGTTCTCACATAGTAGTGGTACTAAAGGCACTCCTAACCAGCTGTTTAATACAAGAATATTAAATTGCTCGTCTTTCATATAATTATCTAAGCTCTTCTTTAGTTCTTCAACTAACCAAATAGCTCCTTCCATAGTATTCGGATTAAGTGCTTGTCTAAAATCATCGTGCTTGTGTTTCATCTCATGCTCGACTTTAGCTAAACCCTCTCCCCAATATTGCATACTGTTTAAAAAATTAAAATTTAACATCTTCTTTTCTTCCCATTGAGTCAAATAAACAGACATATGGTATTTGTCTGAATACATGTTTTTCTATATCATGTGGATATATATAGCCTTGATTGTAACTATAAAACCACCCTATAGGAAAATATTTTATTCTTGCAACACCTTTGTGCTGAAAGAAATTATCTATTCCCCTGTAGTACCATAAAATTTTATCTATATGTGTTTTAAAATATAAAGAAATATTTTCTTTATCTAAGTTATCATTCCATCTAAGAATACTAGAGTTTAGTTCTGTATATCTATGAGGAATATGTTCTGTTTCCTTTTTCATCTTATCTAAATCATGCCAATGTGTTTGTCCAAACACTAGACAATCCTCAGGATCAAAGTTTGCTAAGTCATCTATGTCTTTTTGTATAATTACATCTAAGTCAAAGAATAGATTCTCGCCTTGTTGTCTTACTACATTGTCATCAAACAAATACATCTTATTCCACCACTTCTTTAAGGTGTTATTCTTAGGTAGAGGAATTACATTTATATCTTTATCCAATCCTTTAGGATTTTCTGTTAGACAAAAGAAAGTAAACTTGTAAGATAAATGTTCCTTACAAGATTCCAATATCTTATTAACATGAGCTGAAGAATACTTCGTTCCATGTTTAACAGTATAGATATTTAGATATTCTATGTGCATATTATCGCCAATGTTTTAAGAGTGCAGGATCTGCCAATTCATTTTGCTTAACTTTACCTCTATCAGGTGTGGGTTGTGGTAGCAAGTCTATATTAAAGACACATACAATTGGTGTTTCCCTATAAATTTTTGTTTCTAAATCATCATCGTCCCAACTTCTTCCTCTATTGTAAGAGTAAGCATAGTCTGCTGGGAAATGATCCCATAATTTTTTACCCCAATCACCCCATCGCCAGGAGTGATAGTTATCTGTTCCGTCTGTATATGTAAACCATATTTTTTCTTGGTGTTCTAATACATCATGCCATATACATTCTGCTTGATCGTCGCTCCATACTTGGCAACTGCCATTAGTGTATGCTCCATGTGAAAGTTTAAATCTACGAGTCTTCATTGGACGAGGATCTTGCCACCAAGATCTTAGTTTAGTTGGTCTTTCCATATTGTAGGTAAGTAAAGGCTCTATGTCATTTTGTATAATTACATCTAAGTCAAAGAATACAAAACGCCCTGTAGGTTTATCCTCAGCAAAGTTATGAGTATTGAATACCATTGTCTTAGGCCTATCCCAACACCTTGCCATGCCATATTTAAAGTCGTCTTTCTGAAACCAATACTTAGGGTGTATGTTAGGAATGTCTGGAAAAGGAATTACTTTTACATCATCATCTAAACCTTCAGCGTCATCTGTATAACAATAGAAATGGAAATCATGTTTAGAGTTACAATTTCTCTTTGCCATATTTTTTAATCTGTTTACAAAGTGAGGACCATAACGATCACCCCATTTGGAACATACTATATTAACTCTCATTATTACGAGCCCTCGCAATTACAAAGTCCTTAGCATATTGCAATCCATGTTCTGCTAATACAGATACCACTTCAATACATTTACTTTCAAACTCTGATATATCTATATGAATTATTAGTGTTGAAAATTTAGACTTTTTAACTATCTCGATATACGATTCATCATTAAAAATTCCTTCTATCACGGTTCCATCATTTACTTTTAACATATTCCATCCTGTTCATTATGTATTACTAAAGGATTTAATTTTAGTAAATTATTAAAATATCCTTTATAAAAATCATTAGTAAAAATATCTTCTAGTGTATGTTTACTAATACTATTCTTGTCCCAACTATACATCAATTCTGTTTTATGTTCTGGAGAATTGTGTGCAGTTATTAAATTCAATGCCACATGTTTACACGGGAAAACATTTCCTGTTGCGCTTAAATAAAATTGGTTATTAACTTTACCTTCACAATGGACATGTGGTGAAAATTTTATTTTTCTCTCTGTATATATGTCGTCTTGTTTGACTGTTTTTAGAGTGTCCAGAGAGATAAGATTGTAGTCAGGCATTTCCTTTTTAACTTCTTTCTCAATAGGTTTTATTTCTTCTACAACTTCATTATTATATACAAAGCCTGTAAAGTTATATTCATTAGATAATTCTTTAGCCTTAAGTACATCAGCTTCTTGAGATAAATGTGTTTGTGTATAGTTCCAGAAAACTCTGGCACCACCATCTATTAAAACTTTAGCTCTATCTAATATATCTTTTCCTGGATTAGATGTATCTATATTGAATGTAATATTGCCTATGTTCTTGGTTATTTCTACAAAAAGTAAACTTAAATTTGTCCACCAAACTAAATCATTTGTTTTACCTTCTGTTATTATGTCTACTGCAATACCCCAATTACCCATAAGGTACTGGCATATATCAAATAGTTCTGGATTGTTAATAGGGTCACCTTCTAATCCATCCATTTTAACTCTTTTAATTTTTGCCTTAGTAATAAAATCCAAGTTAAAAGAATCTTCTATTTGTTCTGCTGTTAAATTGTTTCCTTGATTATCAGATACTTCCATTTGTACTCTTTCAGGCAACCATGGATATAGATCTGTTTCTCTATTATAGTTAAGTTCCAATTGCTCTTTTGTAAAGTCCTCATACCAATAAGGAAGAACAACTATGTCGCCTTCTGTTTTTTCTGGGTAGTTATGGTTTGTATTTTGTATGAATGGTAACTCGGGTACTACATTACTATAAAATGCTCCCTCAAAGGAATGGTTTTCAAATGTCATTTGATCTTCCATATCATTCCACTTTGTTAGAATGTTCTCAACCTTTTCATTCCTATGACAGAAATAAGCTAGGTTACCATCTTCAAGATATAGTTTATCTATTCCTTTTGTTTTATATGTAAAGAAAGACTTAGGATCGTTTAGTATTACATTAGGTGTTATGAGGATACTCCTCTCACCTGGTTGAGTGTGTTGCATTATGTCTATCTCAATCCAGTCTTTGCCATACTTAGGTACATGAAAATTTATACCTTGCAAATAGCCTTCTTTTTTATGTGTAGATTCCAGCAGTTTATACTCATCTTCATTAATGAATGCGTAAAAATCAAAAGGATTTACTAATAACTTCTTACATTGCGTATAAAAAGCATTTATTTGTGTCTGCGAGTAGTTACTATCTAGCTGATTTGCTATAATTGTTACCATGCCATAATCTCAATAATTGTTCATCTTGTAATTCATCTATTTTAATCTGTTCCTTTACACTAGGATGTGGAGCTAAGTCCACATTAAACAGGCAAAGTTTACAGTCTTCTCTATATTTATGCCTCTCCAAATCGTCCGGAAATTGTTGTCCTCTATTGTAAGAGTAAACCCATTCATAAGGAATGTTATTCCAAAAGTCTCTTTGTCTCCAAAAGTGATAGTTATCTGTACCTTTAAAAAAGGTTGTAAATATTTGTTGCTCTTCTTGTATTGCATCCCAGAATATATGTTCACATTGGTCCATGTTCCAACACATCATACTAGAGTTATATCGTGTTCCTCTGATATCAATAAACTTTCTATCATGTACATTTTTAGGATCGTCCCAATTAGAATGTATGATTCTAGGTTTCAATGCTAGCTCTTCTAAATCAGATATATCATTTTGTATAATTATATCTAAATCAAAGTAACACCATTTACCTTCGAAGCCTAACCAACGATGAGAATTAAATACTAAAAACTTTGCTCTGTCCCAGCAATAGTTTTCTTTTCCAAACCAATAGTCTGGATGTAACGGATCAATGTCTGGAATAGGAGCTGTTGAACAATTAAGATCCTTATCATCATCTGTAAAACATGTAAAAGTGAAGTCATGTTTATAATTATCTTGTACCATACGATACAAGTTATTAACATAATCAGGGGAATATTTAGTCCCCCATTTGATGCACACAAAGTTCATCATATTCTTTCTCAATCTCCGGGTATTGTGCTTGTCCATTCAACAGGCATATTGTATATTCAGGTTTGTATTTTCTACCTGAGAACATGTACGAGTATACTTCTTCTCTAGGTAAGTGTTCAAATGTAAATCCCTCATGGTATAAAAATGTATCATCACCGTGAGGATACTTAACTATATATTCGTCTGGATTTTCGCAATAATGTTTCCAGATATGTGTAGCATCTTTCCATAACATAATACTAGAGTTAAAATTGCTTAAAGGATCTTTAGAGTGATAGGGAAAATCATCTATTGGCATTTCATCTATACCTTTATCCTTCCACCAAGTATATGCTATAACAGGATAGTTATTACAGTAATCAAACATGTGATCTATGTCTTTTTGTATACGAATATCTAAATCCAGATACATTATAGTCTCACCAGGGTTTGCCTTTAGCTGGAATAATTTAATTTTCTCCATATTACCCTCGGGTTCATGTTCTATATAAATAACTTTAATATCAGGGTGTAGACCTTTAGGGTCATCTGTTACGCAGATATAGTTATACTTACCTTGGGTTTGTTCGTATATGGAGTTAACAGCCTCAGAGCTGTATTTCTCACCGTATTTTAATGTTAAAATAGTTTTCATTGTAATCACTTTTATTTATAAATAAGACTATATAACATTTTAAGAGAATAATTGTAGATGGCCAGCATTTCAAATATAGTAATAGATCAAGGTACGACTTTTAGTTTGGAGTTAAATCTTACAAACGACGACGCAAGTGCCAAAAATTTAGCTAATTATACAGTGACTTCACAAATAAGGAAGTCATATGACGCAGCTACTAAAACAGATTTTACTACAGCAAAAGTAGATAATACTGGACAAGTTACAATTTCACTAACAGCAGCCGAAACGGCTGCACTTAAGAGCGGAAGATATGTTTACGATATAGAAATAGCTTCTGCATCGGAGACATTAAGAGTATTAGAAGGTATAGTAACTGTAACACCAAATGTTACAAGAGCTTAAGGAGGAACAATGGCAGTTAATGTAAACGCTACAGCAAATCCCATTAGTGTATCAGTAAGTACTGGTTCAACAAGGGTAGTAACATCTACAACTTCCGGTTCAGCCATAGCGACAGCTACTACTATCGAGAATTTATCTGGAGTAGATACTTCAGCTAAACAAAATGGTTACACTCTAGTATATGATGGTACATCGGGTAATTGGTTGGCAGCACCAGCTTCAGACGTTGCGGCTTCAATTACCAATATTGATGGTGGAACTTTTTAACTATATTATAAAGCTTTATATTATATTATTTAAAAAAGACATTTAACTAGGAGAAAAATAAATGGCAACAACAATTCAAATCAAAAGATCTACAGGCTCAGCAGCTCCAGCAGCTTCTGACTTAGTAGAAGGTGAATTGGCTTATGCTGAAGATAGATCCGGTTCAGGTGCAGCAGCGAAACTATATGTTTCATCTATAGATTCAGGTGGTAACGAAGCTATCCAAGCAATTGGTGGTAAGTACTACACAGATCTAGTTGACGCAGCGACGAATGCTAATACAGCATCAACGCTTGTTAAAAGAGATGGCTCAGGTAACATTGCAGCAGGCACAGTAACCGCAGATTTAACTGGAGACGTGACAGGTAGCATTGCAGGTGCAACAGCTAACATGACAGGTCTAGTTACTTTTGGATCACTTACTGATGGCACAATTACAGCCACAGCATTTGTTGATGAAGACGATATGACTAGCGATAGTGCTACACTTATCCCAACTCAACAATCAGTTAAAGCCTATGT